ATTAGATTAGAGTATATGAAAATTTGGATCAAAGATAACGATACCACTCGCATTCCAGAAGACTGGAAACTTTATGGTTCCGATGATAATTCAAACTGGACTGAACTTTTTTCCAAAACCGGACAGGAAGCTATTAATGAAAACCTATATAACGTGAACGCAACGTCTATGTATAACTATTTGGCGGTGGTCGTCACGAAAATTTCTGGACAAAATAATTATTTCCGTATAGTTGAACTCGAATATTTCGGCACCCCCGAATACGACCCCGAGGCTGACGGTGTGGACGTGGTGGTCAAGTCTGTCCCCAACGTTCCCAACACGGATTGGTTGGAGGTCTACTATGATGCTAAGGACTTGGCGGATGGGTCTACCACGGTGAATGATCTAAAACCTTCTGGAACCGCCACAAATGGAACCGCCACGAATGTTACCGTATCTGATGGGGCTTTTGTGTTTGATGGAACAAGTGATATACGTTCTACCGTGAGTACATTTACTGGAGACCAACCACATACGATGAGTGTTTGGGTAAATATATCGACTTCGCACACACTTGGTGATGGATACATATGTGTACTTGCACCAAGCACGGGTGAAAATGTGAATCAAGTTTCAACTATACGATACCAGACCGACGGATTTAATCTACAGAGTTGGGGTAACGATATACAGATGTATAATTTAGGTATACAAAAGGGTAGATGGTATCATTTAGTCGTGGTTTATGACGGGGGTGGTGTAACGACTTCTTCAAAGCGTTTATATATTGATACTTTACAAAATCTGAAATTTTCAACTGATGCAACCACAGGTAATGAAATTGATTTTACGAACACCACACTTTCTCTGGGTTCTAGGGTTGATGGTACTAGTTCCCATTTGACAGGTTCCATCGCGAACTTCCGTCTATTCAATCGGGCCCTCTCAGCGGATGAGATCTACCAACTCTACGCCTATCAGAAGGAATATTTCGGGCACGGGACGTTGGGGATGACCCTAAAGGCTGGGCGCTTGGGGATTGGGACCTCGGAGCCTCGGGCGATGTTACAGGTGGGGGATGAACCATTTGGGGTGGATTCACGCCCTATTTTCCGCGCGATGAACGATAGTACATCGAGCCTTAGTTATGATGCGACAGAGGGTAATAAAGTTTTTACAACTGAGTTTAACTCAGCTCACCTTAATGTAACAGGATCGTACAGTACCATCAATGGTCGTTTCACAGCACCTATAACTGGATACTATTGTTTCGAGTTTCAACTTCTGATAGCCGTACCAAATGCTCATTATGGTACGTTTAACCCCACATTCTACAAAAATGGTGTGAATATAAATCGAGCGACTTCCGGTCGTGGTCTGGCTTATGCATGGCTTAACAATAATACGGGTGCGTCGGGGAATTATTCAACCATCGATACTCCCGCCGCCAGTGCTATAATTTACTTAAAAAGTGGTGAGTTTGTTCAAGGTGGATATACCAGTGTTGGTTCATCCTCGTCAGCGACGAGCTATGAATATTCGAAAAATTATGGATTTTTCCAAGGATATTTTTTATCTACATAAGAGTAAATGGAAATGGATGATTCTCAAGTAACAGTGGATGTTCATCAAGCTTTACATATAATGGATATAAAAGGATTTCATTTAGAAATTAAACCCTTAAATAATAATCACACAAAAGAAAATATTTATTCCAATGTGATTGTAACTAAAGATTTAGAAGTGATAGAAGTAGATCGTGACACGTTTATGAAAGCCTATAATCAATTATGGTTAGAACGACTTCGCCTAGAACGCAACAAACGTATAAAACAAACAGACTACCTCGCCACCATCGACGCCCCTCTCACCACCCCCGAAAAGAAACAAGAGTGGTTGGATTACCGACAGGCCCTAAGGGATCTTCCCTCGGTGACCGAAGACCCATTGAACCCGGTTTGGCCAACTATTCCAACTGCATAGCAGTTGACCTTTTCCTCCAAAGTGCAACCCACTTTGTAAGAAACGTCACGCCGAGTGGCGAAGCCACTCGTATCAAACAAAGTCCTTCGGACTTTTTCGTTTAAAATAACCTCCCTCCATAGTAGATACGATGCCTCTCGCGACACCCCAAGGCACGCTCGATTTCAAGAGTGTCGATACGATCACGTTCGTCGGGGCTTCCTCGAACACGGTCATCGACACAACTACAGGAAGCTTCGGGGTCGGGGTCGACGCTAACGGACCCACGTCTAATTTACACGTCGTGGGGGACGCGCTCATCACTGGGAATGTCGCCGTTACTGGAACCGGATCATTGACCGTTCCTAGTGGGACTACGGCACAGAGACCCGCCACAGCCACGAATGGTATGATCCGGTATAACACCACAGAATCTAAACTAGAAACGTATACTACAGATTGGGTACCTTTCAATATTGGTATGTATGCACTGTACGCCTTTACAACACACACGTTCACGAATGTTGGTGTTCCATTGACAGGGATCACGACCGCTAGATTTGGTCCAACTCTTAACAATTTAAAAGACGTGTATACACCTAACTGGACAGGTGATATTAACTATTTGAATGTTGTGACCACAGGGTTCCAACTTTGGACTGTTCCTGCAGATGGAACGTATCGTATCACTGCGAAGGGCGCACAGGGTGGGAAGATTACCCCGAGTGGGACTTATGCCAACAATGTTCCCGGGAACGGTGCTTCTATTCAGGCAGATATTACTTTCACAGAGGGTACGAAAATAGTTATTATTGTAGGGCAGACACCCGTGATCCCGACGAACAGTAATCTCAATTCCACCGGTGGTGGTGGTGGGGGCGCTACATGGATTCTCAAGGAAAACTTCACTACTGCGAACGACCAGGTATATATGGTTGCTGGCGGTGGCGGTGGGGCGCAATCACCTCAATATGCCATTGGTGCATCCGGTTCCGCTGATGGGTCTTCACAAGGTACTTTGGGGGCTGGTGGCGTGGGAAATCAGTATGCAAGTGGGTTCCAGGAAGGTGGCGGGGCGGGGTGGACAAGTAACGGGGGTGGTACCGGGGGTGGCCAAAATCCAGCCAATGGGGCAACGGGTGGTATCCACGGTTACGGCACTTGGGAGTCTCAGGGTGGTTTTGGTGGTGGTGGTGGGAATGGGGTTCAATTGGGTGGTGGTGGTGCAGGAGCCTCTGGTGGACGCTCCGCGCTAACCCGACCGGGCCTCATTGCAGATTTGGCTCAAGGTGGTACATCCTATATCATCACAACCGCAACAAACCCTACATTCTCTGGTACTCACACTGACGAGGACGGATCGGTGTATATACAAGCCCCCGGACAGTTCTGATACCTATAAAAATATCATGATAAAGTATATGTTTGCCCAAGTTTTGGAAATTCTAGCCCCCGGTATGCCGTACAAGCCTGACGATACATGGGAAAGTGTTGTTTTCGATGATGATAATGGCCCAAAACCTGACGATGAGACGTACGAATATACACTCTACAGACTCACGAACGTCGAGGCGATCAAAAAGTTTAGGGAGGAGAGGAACGCTCTCCTCGATAAGAGTGATAAGTACATGACTCTAGATTACCCACACAGGCTCGAGTTGGATATCCAGAACTGGAAGGACTATCGCCAGGCTCTAAGGGATCTCCCTAGAACAGCCCGACCCACTCTAGATGAAGATGGAAACCTGACAGGTGTCGAGTGGCCCACCATCCCCACACCCGAACCGTGAAAATTCACGACCTTTTCCTCCAAAGTGTCTCCCACTTTGTAAGAAACGTCACGCCGAGTGGCGAAGCCACTCGTATCAAACAAAGTCCTCCGGACTTTTTCGTTTAAAAAAACCTCCCCAAATAGTAGATATGTCCGCGAACGGTCAACTTGTCTTCACGGATGTGGATAAAGTCACATTCAAGGGGGTGGGCAACACATCGAATGCCGTGATTGATACGCTCACAGGAAAGATAGGGGTTGGGATTGATAGTCCAGACGCGAACCTACACGTTGTCGGAAACTGTTACGTCAGCACGAACTTCGAACTCGGTGGAACCATGACCATGGGTACGATCGAACTGGTGGTCGACGATCCTCGTC